GATTTGAGAACAACACAAGAATCTTTCGTTTCAACAGGTTGTGGTATAACGGATGCTGGTGATGTGTCCTCTTTGCTACTATCATCGTCATCAAAGCAAGACGGATTTATATTACAATTTACTGGAAAATCAATCGTATATTGAGCATATCCATCCTTCAACTTTTCTTCCTTTTTGAGTCTGGAATCATCAATACGAGAAGTTAGAAGTCGTCCAAACATTTTGTTATTAACCATACGCTCTTCCTTCCGTCCCTGGTCTCTCCACCATCGTTTAAACTCTCCATAGAGTTCATAAGATTTGAAAGTAGTTTTACCAGAATAGTTATACATACCGTGTTCACTGGGAAGGAATAACCAGTCAAACCAATCAAGAATTGGCTCACGGTTGAGGTCGTGTAATTCTTTTGCTTGTTGAGTAATTGGTCTGTCTTTTTCTGGATTGAATTTTGAAATATCACGCTGTTTAAGATATCTCAAGAAGCTCTTGCATACTGAATCATTTGCAATATTATCTTCATATAACTTATCAAAGTATTCTGAATCTCCTTTGTGTTTTTTGGAACATTCAATCACTACAAATCGTCTATCATCTTCATCAAGATAGATGCTGTTCGTTGTGTTGTTGGTGGTGTATATATAATTACAATAATCTTTAATGGGAATCGGGTCAATACCCTTGTGTTCAAGCAACAGTTTATCTCTTGTTATCGAATCCTTGATTTTTTCCATTACACCAATCGTATCCTTACAAGCAACCTCGTTCAATACACCAAGTACCTTCTTTTTGCAGATAGAGTTGAATTTTCCAACTATTTTTTCTATATCAGATGTATCAAACACATATGCTTCTCCAAGAACTCGTCGCATCAGAATCTCAATCGTTGTTTTACCACAACCCTGACATCCCTGGAGCAAGAGGCAGGTTCCCGTTTTTCGTTCAGGCTTTTGGACGATGTGTGCCAACCAGTTGAGAATGTATGTAGTAACCTCACCACCTTCCCCTTCAATTTCAATTTCATTCGCTATAACTTTCATATGATAAAGAATGGGTCGAATATCAGCTTCATCATCAACATCCTCATATTTCTTTTTTTCAAACTCGTATCCCATCCAACAATTGTAGATATGTGAAGGACACAACTTTGGATTTGGATATATGTCGTATGTTAGATATTCTGGAATATCAAGACAGCTTTCAATGTAGTTTTGTACCCACTCAAATTGGGGCTGATAACTGAAGAAGAATTTCATATTTTTTATTGGCTTCATAACATCGTCGTGTCCTATATAACAGAAGTGGTCCATACTCAATATTTTTATTATGTGTTTATTGAAATACTCTTTTTTGGCATCCTGGTCAACGATGTATTCAAATTCCTTTTTATCAAAATACAATGGAAGTTCGATTTTATGAAAATCCTGGTATTCTTCAGAGAATTCCTTGAGGTCGAATTCAGCTTTCCATTTCTTACCAATGCTCTGATTCAACCTTTGAACGAAATCATCAGAATCACCTTCGTTTTTAATTTGGAATCCATCATAGGCATACATAGTAACTATCCTATTATCTTTTTTTGCAAATTCCAATGATTCCTCGATAATTTGGCGTTCCAAATCTTGTAGAATCACACAGAAGAGCTTTCTCTGTGGGCATTCGAAATTATCAGGATTAAATTCAGGTGGTTTAGTCTCTCCTTTTTTGTATCTCTTTTTGACTGGAAACATCTTCTCGTGTTTGGCTCTTTCTATGTTCAAATATCTCTCCACTGTTTCCTTGTTGTGTTCTTTGAATTTATCCATCCTTACAACAACATCTCTGCAGAATTCTATTTCCTTTCGAAGGTTCAGATATACTTGAGGGAGTATGAAAGGCTTCATCTCAAAATCCTTGAACCAATTCTTCGTCCCACCACCATAAAGTGTGCGAGTTACCAAATTCTTAACGATATCCTTTTTTGTGAGAAAGTATTTATATTTTTTATTGTATTTCGCAATACATTCCTCATCTATATTGAATTGATTGATAAAGTCATCACGGTGTTGAATATAATGGTCTAAACCCTCCGTTTTCACTTCTGGGCAAAGAAATTTTACTAACTTCGGATGACACGCTTTCAAGTCGATATCACTGTCAGATTCTCCGAAAAATGTTGAACGAGCTCGTCTGTTCATTGTCAGCCCAGTAAAAATTTTATTGTCTGTAGCAAAGTATCTACCGTATTTCCGATACATACCGTATTCAACCTCGACTTCACCATCATTTCTGATGGCTGCATCGCAATAACCTCGCATACGTTTCCTCTCTTCGTCACGAAGGTCTGGGTGCAGATGCATTTTCTTCATATGCTCCATATCAGGAGTTTCTGTAAGAGTAAAACTCTTAATAATTTTTTGGTCAGGGTCTTCCTGAAAATTCTCGGTGGCATCGAAAATTTCTTGGGGTGGTGGCATTTTTTATATATTATAATATATTTTATTTTTTCGTTAAACGAATGGCGAATTTCTTCAATTTTTTTTATAAATCGAAAAAAAATAAAAAAAAAGAAAATCTAAAGTATTATATATGACTCCAAATGAGGAGACGGAGCTTTTAGAGGAGAGAATATTTAAAAAGATTAAATATTATCTGAATAAACAGGACTTAAAGAAATTTAAGTTTTATGAGGGCAAATTAAAGAGATTACGCTATAACTCACTTTACGATGATTATGGAGGTTCAAAACAATATTATTCGGATATATACCGCTCATTACCTAAAAAATAAAATGTGCCTAAATATAAAGACATATGCCACGGCGGGGAAACCGAAGCCATACCCAAGCCCAACAGGATGAGCAGAATTCATCTGGAAGCACACCGATGCAGGAGATTTATATACACCAGGAGGCACCGCCTTTATATTGTGGGGCTTTTCTAAAGAAAAATTACTGGGAAATGTCAAGAAAACTCGAAAAAAATTATGAATGCCCAATATGCCTTGAGGACATAGATTGTAGTCGCTGTTTTGAATTACTAGCTAAATGCGGACATCATTTTCATCAAAGATGTATACTATCAGCCTTTGAGACTATGCAGGTATGTCCTGTGTGTCGTCAGGAAAACGGCTAGTCCATAGAGATTGAAAGACGGGTCGAAGCTCGTCTTCCGTAAAATCATATTTTTTTATTGATGCTGGTGTTGGGACACAGCAATTTCGTATACATCTTTTGAGTGTATTCTTCCTTCTGTATATGAATACACGGTCTGTATTTGCAGCGTCCCATTGTTTCTTACGCTGTTTCGTAACTTCACGCAGATAAACTGCCTTTTCTTCTGGGGTAGTCAGTGTTTTGAAATACTCCTTATCCATTCTTTTTTATATATTACTATATATTTTTTTTCGTTAAACCAACGAAATTCATTTCAATTTTTTTTGAAATAAATAAAATTCAAAAAAAATAGAAAATAATATTTATTTCAATTCGGAAACCCGTTCATTCAATTCGTCTTCTTCTTTGGAGTGTGCATACTGACTATTAGTGTTTGAGCTATGTCCCATCTTAAGTGCAATCTTTCTTCGTTCATCATCTGGCAAATCCTTGATATAACTAGCATAAGCTCGTCTTAATGTCACTACGCTTATTTTTTTACCATCAGATAATCTCTTAAAGGCTCTAGATAACTTTTTACCGAGTGCATTATCTGTCAGTGGTCTTCCACCTTGTTCAAACATCCAATCTTGATTCTTTGGCAGTAGCTTATCCAATTCATTAGAAATCTTAATCTTCTGCGTACCATAACGCTCTTTCGTTTTATACTGATTAAATATAAATTTTTTGGCATCCTTAACATAGTAATTGACACTCTCATCATCTTCAGTATCTTCCATTGTATCTACAATTTTCATATCTGCATAGTCGAGACGGGGAATGAATCCTGTACCTGGTGATACATATAAATGGTAGAGCAGTCTATCGTCTCCAGTTATATTTCTATTTTCAAGATTATCTTTGAGAGATAAAAGATATTTCCAGGTGACATCGTTTTCTCTCTCCTCGCTTCTATCAACCAGCTTCTGTGCAGAAACTAATTTATCGTATAATTCTCTCAAGTCCATCATATCTTCATCGTCTATAAGTTTCTTAAATGTCTTGGATACTTTTGTTAAAGCTAGTATTTGGCTTGTACAATTAACCTCTGTATTCAGATTATCAGAGGGGTTCATTTTCTCGATAGTTGCTATTGGGTCTTTATTCCAATCAGGAATATTCCATAGTGTGTTTATACGAGATGTATAAGTCTTTTTTGTTGCGTTCGACAAATCGGAAGAATCCAGTTCGTCAAGAACCTTGTCCTTTTTTTTGGATGAATCCATTTTTATTATTAGCAAACATTTTAAATTTCTGCCAACCTAAAGATTTTTTTTTGATATTGTGCAAATAGATTTTTTATATATAAATTAAAACTACTTAAAGAGACTCAAAATAAATCCACAATAAATTCATAATAATACAAAAAACATCATAAAAAAGGCAAATAGACCTATAATATAGGCACTTTATGCCCCTGAAGGCAAGTAAAGACGCTAAATAGGTCATAATAGGTATCCATATTAATAATAAATTTAAATTTATTATTATACTGGGGGGTTAAATATGCCTCTTTAAGCCCTTTTTGGCATATATATAGTGATATTCACCCTAAATATGCCATAATCTTTGTCGTTCGTAAATGGTTAGACTGTATGAACTAATACATATATAGTAAGACCCATAAAATAATAGCAAAAGAGGAGAGAAGAAACTGCAATAAAGAATATAGCTAGGTTTGCTGTGCCTAAAGTATCATATTTTTTTATAATCATATATTATTATTATGAAAGATAATAATAATATAGTTCTGAAATTGGAAGATATAAAAACAAAAAGAAGAGAGAAAAGAAAACTTGATGATATGGAGTATGAGAAAATAGAAAAAGAAGTTTTAGGAATTGATAAGGCTGCCGAAGTTCATTTTATTAGAAAACTTTGGATTAAATCCTGTGAATTAGAAGACGAAAATATGCGACTGAAAGAACGACTTTATGGAATATCGGGGCAAAAAAGCACTATTTGAAAAATAATATATATTACAGATATTAAAATATGGTTAATAATCCTCTTGAACTCCCAATGCTTTATCTTCATCCTTTCTCTCTTTTAATATTTGCTCATCTGTTAATTCTCTTTTGGCAAAATCAATACGATAGATAACTGCACTGTTTTCATCAAGGATACTGTCTGCACTGTCTCCGTTTGGTAAATGGATACTCGTTTTTATTTCTGTTAGAACATATGGTCTTGTCACTGTGAATATTAAATCAGACCTGGTTGTAAAGAAGAAATCGTCGGTTGAATAATTTGTAGCCAACAGAGCAACAGTGGGAGATATCTGTTTTCCATCTGGTCCGCCGATGTATTGCAATCCGCAAGGTGTGGCAATATTGGAACGACATACAAGATATGGGAATGCCAGTTTTTGAGGAAGTCGAGCTGCAAACATACTTTCTGAATCTGCATTAGTAGCTGCCGTTCTTAAAATCATACCTGTTTTATACCAGGGGTATATTTGATTAGGTATAGCCGATGGGACTGGCTCTTTCACTTCATAGCCCAACCCTGTTGTCAATGCTGGGACGAAACTACTTGAAATGATTGCTTGAGTGCATACTGGATATAAACAATTAGAATACTGTAATCCAGCGGGACTGTCAGGACTCATATATTGTGAAAATAATGTGTGGTCGAATATTGTTTGAACCTGATAAAATGTAGGTAAAAAGTTGCCCAGGTCAAATCCCATCTTATGAAATAGAGTTCCCTCAAACATATCGAATGATGTATTAGATAATTTAATTGGAGTTGAACCAATCCTTGGGACATATAAATCAACAATCCCCACCCCACATTGAGAACTAACAGTCGGATATTTTTCGTCTGGATTCGTTGTTATATATGCATACGGCATTATACTCGGGGCAGTTATATTTTTGGGGTCATTCTTGTGTAATGTGGGGGGCTTTACAACACTTCCACCGTCATAATTCTTTTGAACCCCAGCTACAGGTAAATATCGCATCTCCCAATGTGTGCAAGATACTGGGCTCAAGTATACACCGTTTTCAGACCATTGTGAACTTGGATGAGTAGGGCTTTGTTGAAACCCCCCTGGTCCAGTCCAATCCATTATAATATTTCCATCGCAAATCTCTGCATTGTGAGGTCTCTTATAAACGCCACTGTCAGCCTTTAATTCTCCTTGCATACAATATGCTGGTTTGATACATCTACTGAAATTCGCAGTTGTCGCTAACACTCGCACCTCTTTTTCTTCAGGGGTTACATTTTGCCCTGTGTTTCCATACTGATATGCGTCTCCGTTACCAGTATAAAGTGGCGTATGGAATTGTGAATATGCGTAACGATTGAGGGTGTTATTAAAACTCCATAGAGGGTCATTACATCCTGCGTAGTACGTTGTTGCAAAGGAACTCGGATAAGAACTCTTAATGGCTAGTTCTTTGTCATCGGCAGTAGGTTTGTCATTAGTTAGATACTGTGTTTGACCTATCCATCCAGAAGTATATTCTTGTTGTATAACATTGTCTCTAATATTTGGTATTGTTTTTTGTGTTGAAGCGGGTAGAGACAAATCGTGTTGTGAGAGAGAAGGCGATGATAAACCAAACCATTCCCCTTTTTCAGGTAAAGGCATTCCTTTATCTTCGTGGTCCATATAAATAACCCCAATAAAAGGCACATTTTTATGTTTAACAGAATCCGATGGGTCTGTGCTGAATATTGGTATGAGACCAAGCCCCTTGCCATTATTTAATTTTTTCATTGCATTCCAAATCTCTTCGTATTGAGCAAACGTTAGAGTCGCTGGTTTTGTACTCCATCCTTGATACTTACCATATGGTTGCACAAGATTTTGACTATAAGCGTTTTCAGCTGTATATTCAAAACCATTTGGTAAACCACCTTGAGGTAGATATCTGAATGCTTTAATGGTGCGTTTAGCAACCTTTTGATAACCATTTTTCTTTTCAACATCTAATTCGTATTCACTTTTAAAAGAAGACCAGCAAGGATATCCAAATAACTCTGCTCGTGGAGCATATACAGACCCTGTTGCATTGGCATAAGACCACGGATTGCTATCGGGTGTGTATCCTAATCCATCTTCATTATATTTTCCAATTTTTCTTGACATAAAAGTATAAGTACCTTGTATTCCTGGTGTGATAGTTGAACAAGATGCTCTAGACAATATATCATCTATATTTGTCCACGCTTCAGGTTCTCCAGCATCAAACGGAGTGTTTTGGAATAATCTATTTGTTTGATATATATTTGGTAAATATTGCGCATATCCTTGATGTCCTACATTCTTTTGACGAAAACCGAAATCATCGGCTATATATAATTCATTATGCGTTTCCTGGTCATCTAAACGACCAAGAGTCCATTCAACAAATGTATTGTCGAAAAATTCATTTGATTGGGAAGCCAAAGTATCATTTCCAGATGCAACAATGTTATGCCCTTCTAAATCGTTATAGGCGTTATTCCAGTCTTCCATAGTCACTTGTCCATCCCATACAATGTTAGTTGGGAAAATATCATATTTATCAGGTTTCAGAGTTCTATATTCTTCAGGGTCAAACGGCGAAGCAGGGTCTGCCCAAAGTGCATAGGGTTCAAATGCTATTCTATATGTATTGGGTGTAACGGTGTGGTCTTTTGTACCATTAATCTGTTGCCAAATACCAGCACAGGCTAATGTTGTTTTCTGCGAAACACCTTCTCTGGGTGTATCCTGTAGACACGAGTATTGACCTAATTCTCCAATTTTGACGGTTGCAACGCCTCCATCGGGTCTAGCACGGTTGTGAAAATTTAATCCATTCACATTAACTATATCATCTTTGCCAGTATAAACTGACCAATACCTATAATCAAAATACGCATCTTCATCTCCCGATGTAAATGGTCGATAGGATATAAGAGGATTTAGATATGTACTCCATTTCCAAGACAAGTAATCACCAGCCATCATCAAAGACCAATATTTCAATTCAGCTTGGAGAGGGTTAAAATCTAATCCAGGCATCAATTGAGAGGTTGGGTCATCAATATCCTCTTGTTTTAAATTTTCAGAGGTTAAACAAGACCATCCGAATATTGAATCGGCTGGTTCGTCTCTCTGACTCTGTAGACAAGCACCAAGGACAGTAGGAAAAAGCCCATAACACTGTGATGATAGATTGGGCTGTTTTAAAACAACTAAATCATCTTTTGTATTGTTTTTTTGTGTTTCAGATGCGGGTTGGTATGTTTGCTGTTTTACAAAAATGTCTTCTGGGTCATCGGCATTACCTTTCCGTTTTTTCATCAATTCTGTTATAATCTGTGAAATCCTCGTCGGTGTTATGTTTCCCGTATTTATTTTAATGTCAAATTCAGATACTTGCAAGTTCCAGTAATCAGTAGTCCTATTATATATATGGAAATCGCACATTCCTTGCATTTGACCAACTGTAGAACCAGGGTATCGGGGGTCATTTTCAATAATCAATTTGTTGAAATCAGTTGAATAAAACGGTCCTTTACACATATATTCTTTATGGTCAATACGAGGCTGAAAATGTCTATTGCCATTAGGTCTGTAGTTATATTGACTTCCTTTATAAAATGTAGAATCTCTTTGACATTCATATGAATAACTATGCGGTCCGACAACAAATTCATTCCAATCATATGGCAAACTCTTCGATGACGTTCCACCATACGCTTCAACTGTTGGTGTTATATTAACTTTATCGTTTACAATTACCCAAGGGGCTGCCCCTCCATTTCTTCCATATTGTCCTGAAAAATGACCGCTGTTTGGGTATGTATCTCTAATATTTACATTTCTATTTAAATTGTTGTGAGAGAGAACTTCATTTGTTCCCCATCCGTACGCATCTGTTTGTGGAAGAAGTGTACTGCTGTTACTTCCAAATTGAACACCTGGTAACCCAAAAAACGGAACTTGAGCTGTCCATCCGATGAAGGCTGCAGCCGATGCACAGTTAATACAAAACTGTGGTCGAGGTGCAGCTCCGTAAACTGGCGGTGGTCCAGCACTCGTTTCAACATTTTGAATTGGTACATTGTAATTGATTCCTAGAAAGAAGAATGAACCAGCATTTTTTTTAATTGCGAGTGGTCCATTGTTAAGTCCTCTTTCGCAATAGAATGCCCCTGTCCATCCAGCTGGACCAAGTGTATAATCAGTTTCAAAAGCATTACCACGAACATCCCTCATCCTTGACCTCCATAAATGTCTCCCATTAAAACAAGGAGAACCATACGGTCCTTGGAGTGTATCATTTATTTCAACCATATGCCTTCCCATAGGCAAAGGACAATTGTTTTGTATTAAATTGGTTGTGTAGAATGCTATCGATACTGTCATCTCATTATCCTTTCTAAAAATGTTTGTATTCACTTCGGGTTTATTTACCTTACCATTAAATTGCTGAAAGCCTTGAGTCGAACCATCTATATTCATCATCGCTGCTTCCACGCTAATCTGGTCTCCTGGCTTTAGTTCAATTCCTGTATCAATACTCGTTGTCCAACTTGATTTGTCTTGCTTTTGGGATGCCGTATAATCCGTCTTGCTTTCATCATCTGCGGTTAATGGGTTTAAGCTAGATTGGGCTATTACTCTATTACTCTCAATTAGCAAGGAATTCATTTGTCTTTATTCTATATAGCTATAAAAAAAATCCGCCAATATTATTTAAAGGTCATCTTCATATTGGGGTTCAAGGTCAAAGTTTTTATGCAATTTGGCTGGGTATTGGTCTAGTCTACCATATAAGAAGTTAAACCGTTCAGGCACAGCCTTCTTATGTTGATAAATAAAATTATCCTCTCCACCATAATGTTCACCCCATTCCAAAGCCATAGCTTTCAATTGAGCTCCTGAATTTATTCCTATAAGGAAATTTGTTGCATTTGTTCTTACCACAGGTGGGAGCATCTTAATGGCTTGGCAACTATAAATAAGAAGACCAACCCCGCTGTGTCTAAATCGACTAGCGAGTGTAAAGAAGTTGCTTTTTGGCTTAATTCCGTGAATATCATCCAATATAATGCAAATTGGTGGTGTTTCTCCCTGTGGGAAACTATCCTGATAATCTAATATCTTTTGTAGTTTTGTTTCACTGAAATGGTCATAGCAAGACGCTGGATACATTTCTCGAAGTCTAGCCATCGTCTGGTCTTGATTTATGGTGCTAGAGAATATATACACATCTGAAAACGCCGATTTATAAAAATTTGAATTGCCTATAAGATTACAAATCAATGACCCCTTTCCGCTTCGAGTCGCAGAGCAAATTAGAAGACAAGCACCTTGAGTTGCATCGGGAAGGATGGGATGTATCGGGCGACGCAACTGTATCCCGTGGTGTTCCTTTCTAACTGGAAGAATTGTCAAGTCGAAATCTTCTTTCTTTTGTTCTTCACACATCGTTCGTATTTATAATACATACATATTATAAATATTGATTAACAAAAAAAACCACCTTTTTTATTTCATCATATTTAAAGCAAGTTGAACTTGTTTTCTCAATTTTTCTGTCATACGGAACTCGTGTCCCTCAAATGAAAATTTTGAACCTTCCTCGTGTTTTAGAAGTTTGTTGAGAGAAGACTTTGTAAATTTATAATCTTTGTCTACTTTTAGAGCCTTTCGAAGACCACCTTCCTTAATTTTACCCTTGGTTTCCTCAAAAAGACCCTCCTCGTCCTCTTCCTTCTTTGCTTTTGGTTTGCTAGATTTGCTAACCTTCTCCTTCTTGTCAAAGAGAGGTTTTTTGGATTTTTCAGATTTCATCATTCTGTTTATTTATTATGTAGATATTATTTTTTTTGTTCCCAACTTAATTATTTTAGGAAAAAAAAATATATCTATATATATAAACACAAAATGATTGTCTCTTGTATTTCAGCAAAAGAACCATTTGTCGAGAATCCAGGAACAAACATCGGGGATTTGTCTCCAGCAACGTTCAGAGTCCTTTTTGATGAAGGAATAGAACTTCAGAATGCAAGAATTGAATTACTTTCTGCTAAAGTAACACGACTTAATGAGATTGTTATAAACGATGACAATAACACCTTTTCTGTCAGAATGGGACCAGAATCGGTTTGTAATGCCATTAAGTGTTCAATACCCAGTGGTGTTTACAGGTCTGCAGAGGACTTGGGGAATGCCATTGCCAAAAGTTTAAACGATAATATGCCTATGAATGAATACCGAGGTGGTCCAGAATCTGATGCTTGGAATCCACCACCAGGTTTGGCTTGTGGATGGTATTCTACAATTAATCTTGGAATAATTGAATTGAGATATAGACGATGCCTAATAGCTGCTCCAACACCTGACCCCACAGAAGACCCTATCTGTCAATTTTTCCAAGAAGTTCAAAACGACCCAGATATGGTTGACCAATTAGGTGATGCTGTAACAGAGCCAGTTGCTGCTACCCTTCCAAATTTTAATCAGAATTGGACAAATTACCAATGTTCAGATGCAGTTAAATCTGATATAAGGTCTAATGCTTTGGTTCCGACTTGGAGAGTTCCTAATACAAACCAAAATCAATACGATTATTGCCAAGGTTTAGATTTTGGTAGTCTTGAACCAGAATATCTCTCTAGAAAGTCATTTGACCAGTTCGGTCCGTGGGGTGGGAGAGGTGGATATGTAGCTGCTATTATAAAACCAGTTCGCTGTGTAACGAGAAGTTCTTATGATGCTGGATATGGAGGATACGACCCAGTAGGAGCATCAACCGATAAACCATCTTATTGGACATTCGAATTTAGACAAAATGTCAATGATGATGGAAATCCAATATTGGATGATTATCAGTATGGGTCTTTATTCCCACAAGATAGTTTGAAAGACACAGTACCTCACCCGCCACTTAAAGATTCATCAACTGAAGGTCTCTCTACAATTAATGGATGTCTTATGCATAGCGTGGCTGGGAATGAAATTCGCGGTCCCCCATATAACATAACTAAACAATTACAGATGCCTTATTCACTTCAGGCAACCGCAGGTGCTCCAACAAAGCGTAGAAAACTAGGTGTAACAACCACTTGGTCAGGTCAAATTGAATTTGGTGCTGTGGCTGGAGCTCCTTATAAAAAGACCCCAGTGCCTGATAATTATACTTTTCAGATGAACGGAGAGACAGCTGCCGTTTCTTTATGTAGAAGACATCAAGCTCAAACCGACAAAGTAAGAGTGCGTATGACACACCAAGGACTTATGGCTGGATTACCTCAACAAAATGTCGCAGAAGGACCGATTGTTGATACAGTAATCGAAGCTCCTCTTATTAATCCACCACAAATTGCTTCTCCAAGTGCTATACAGTATATACGAGGACAAGTTGGTAGGTATAATTCTTGGGATGGCGATGCAAGAGTTGAAGGTGCTGTGCGAGATTCAAATGACCAAGGACATCTTAATACAACATCGAGAGATAAAAAAGATTTCAGACTTCCTTGGTATAAGATTATTGAGGTTGATAATGACCCCGCTCTTTTATATGGAAGTGCTCCTACAAAGATTCTTACTGTGGATTCTGGAGAATATATTCAATTGGGTGTAGACCAGGATTCAACTCTTTGGTTGAATGATAAGAATACTTGGCGGTTTCTACCAGGGACTGGTCCGACAGGAACTCCAACTCAAACACTCTTATCTCAAATGTATAGAGTTATGCCTGCTGCTGCTGATATTATGTTTCCAACTAATCCAAAGGTTGAAAAACAAGTGCAGACTCGCATTCCATCATTTAATATGGGTTTAATTAGAGACGATATACATTATCATCAAATCAAAAATGCAAGACAGTTTATGCGTGATAATTTTAGTAAATATGGCAAGAATAGCAGTAAAGCATTCGATGTACCAAAAACATTAGAAGTAAATGTTATATCTCAAATGTTTGATTCAAATAATAATGAAATTCCAGCCGCTGGGGGTGGCGAAGGTGCGATTCGAGTCTATTGTTCTCAATTACAACCAACTACATTCAATGATGATTATTATCAAACAAATTATGATACTTCTGATGAAAAGAAAGTTCTGGTAAATGGAACTTCAAATACTTGGGGAACTTTGAATGGTGATGGGACAGCACCATCTCAAACTGAATTAGTATCGTGGGCGAATTTCGTTGGAGTGAACAATCCAAATGCAGCAGTTCAAGTTAGATTAAATACAGTTGATGTTTATAATTACAAAGTTACAATTTCACATACAGTTAATATTAATGCAGCACCAGTTGTATGGTCTGAAACTACTTGCCTGTGTGCCACAGGTGTAACTCGAAATCAAGCAACGGGTGCTGCATATAATAAGATGTTGAGTTTTATGAAAGCTCGATTTTTTCCTTTACATCCAACCGTGAGCATATTGCCTTCCAGTACAGAAGAAAAGAATATTGTTTGGCTTTCTGCAAGAGGAACAAAATATCCATATCGTCCTATTGAATCGGGAGGCGTAGCACATAACTATAGGTTTAATGAAGGTAATATAATAGTAAATAATGAGAGAAGGACTTATAATACTCTACAAAATCTTGAAGCCCCTACTCCTACTATTTCAGGTAACACATTAGGAGGTCTTCCCCTCATTTGTTTGAAATTCAGAAAATTATTTATAGACCAAGTGACAGACCCACCACCCGCTGGTGGTAGTACTGGATTAGTGGCTGAAAAGGATTTCCAACCAGCTGCAATAGGCTCTTTGTACAACGGAGGATTTCATAGTGTATATTATGAACAAACTGCGGGAGCAGGGGCTTTGTTTAGTGGTCAGGCACCTCCCGTAAAACAGGCTTTCATCCCTACCTATGTTGTCGAAATCAAAAATCTTCCTCTTACTGGATACATTTCAAAAGCCTTTGATTATGGAAGACTTGAGGATAAAAAGGGTTCTGGGCAACGCAGACCTATTGTCGGGGTTGTTCCAGCGTTTGAACAAGTGAGTGTTGCAACAGCAGAACAACTTGTAAATTATCTGCATAACACTCCATATCCACAGCCAGTTAATCTCGCTCTTCCCACTAAACAATTCTTCTATCATTTTGACATCGATTTAAGGTCTATTCTAGACGGCAAACTATTGAACTCACTGATTCACAGCACTGAAATAGTATTACGGATTACACCACTGGAATAAAAATATATTGGTTTATATTAAATAAAAAATGGAAATTAACGATGAACATTTCCTAGTCATTATTCTTTGTTCGTTTGGAACTGGTATGTTGGTTAGATTTCTCTCTTTTCTGATGAAAAGTAGATGTACAAGTTTGAAATGTTGTGGAAGTGAATGCAGCCGTGATGTCATTTCACAAGAAAATTTAGCGAACTCCGTTTTAAGAGATGTTGAAATCCCAAATTTAGGAAATAGAGTTTAAAAAACTCTTCATTTTTTTTTTCTTGTATATACTATAAAACAAAAATGAATCTCGGCGAAAGTACAAATTCTTTGCCCGTGGCTTCAAACACTCTGGTTGTCAAACCAGAATACCAAGGCGATTTGACCAAACAGTATGGTTCACGCTCCATACGAATGTTTATAGAACCTTATTTAGGATATTTCAAACCTAGCGAATCAAACTTTGCATTCAATATCAAGATGTCTGGGCGTGGAAATCCACAGCCTTCTGCAGACGCTGCCATCCATTCTCTCTTTAATCGTTGCCATACGAGAGATGGAACAAATACCCACCTTCTAGAAGAAGTTCTTCAGTATAATGCACTTTGTGCGCAAACTATGCAATATACTAAAACAGAAGCATCTGTAAATGACCGTTCTATGTATCAAGGTCTTTCAGAAAGCAAAGCTGCCGATGGATGTCTGTATTGGGCTCTTGCTGGACAACAGAATTGGACTAATTCACAAATTACTGAACCACCTGTTGCCAGAAATGTTCAAATTTGCACCCCAATAAAAACAAAACTGTATTCTTGTCCTGATTACATTCCACTTGAAGCCTTCGGTGGATTACGCCTAGAATTCCTACTTGATGATTACAGAAGAAGTTTAGAGTATCAGACTGGTTCTCTGGGTATTGGACAGGCTGGGGCAGTTCCTGGCTATCCTTGCACGATTATGGCTAATAACCCTGACCTCCCATTAGAAGGGGCTGAAGTCGCACAGCAACAGTTTAATTTTGCTGTTCCTGGATGGGCAGTTGGCGATGGATACGAGGCAAATAAACTGTACAGTCTTTCCAGTGCTGCTGGTGTATTTGGTTGGCTTCACGTTCTTACAGCTGGTGCTATTGGTTCGCCTCTAGTTGCTGGTGCGGTAAATATTGCACAGGTTACACAGCAAACCACAGGTGCAACTGGTGGTCCATATAATGGTGTTTCAGCGACTGGGGGTGCTGGTGCTGGGGCTACATTCAATATAACCCTCGGTCCTAATCCTCCTGGTGAAGTAACTAACATTGTTATAGTCAGTGTTGGGTCGGGATATTCAGTTGGCGATGTGCTTACAATCGTTAACACAGATATTGGTGGTGGTGGACAGGACTTGAAATTTACTCTCGCCGCTGCTAATGTTGGACCAGCGTCTGGTGGTGCTATTACCTCTGCTCAAATGTATTGTTTAGGGACTACTAGCGATACGGTGCCAGCGCCGTTGCCAAGACCTGGTGATAAACTCACGGTTGGTTTGCCCTCGGGGAGTACGACACCAGTAGCTGCCGAAATTACTTTCCACTCGCTCGTGAATCAGTCTGGAACGGGTGCGGTGGCATCATCAGCAACAGAGATTGAGGTACCACTCTGGGCGAGTACCGCGTCATCTCTTATTACACGGTTCCAAACACCTGCCGATGGTGGGAGTGCTACTTGGGTTGCATCTCCTACCAATTTAGCAACTCATTTTGGAGACGATACGGTTGCATCTCCTACAAGAAATGTTGCTAAAGCTGCGTCTGCTGACAGCGGTTCTGGTTTGTGTTTCCCTGGATGTGTAATGCCATTCCAAGTAGGAGACAGACTCTATATGTCTCTCTGCGATGGTTCTACTGAAGAGACGGTAGGTGTTATCTCTGGTATTGAATTGTATGAAAATGGTTGTCCTCGTCTGTTAGTTCGTCCTGACCGTGTTTTACAGCCATCCCCAGCGAATGATACTGCCTACAATCCAGCTTCTGTTGTGGCTGGTGCTAGGGTATGGGGACAAAGAGCATATCATCACAAGAAGGGAGGTTTCCAATTCTATGTAAAAGATGCTGATAGGATGAATGGCTACACAATGCTTCCAGCAACAGCAAATGCTCTTCCAGACTCTGTTGTAGCGGCTGCAGAAAGCCAAGTTGACTTCCTCATCCAGGATTTCGAATATCAGCTTAAAAGAGTTGAAGTTGACCCTGCTGTAGCCAAAGCAGATATGGATGCTTGTAATTCAGAAAAGGGACTTGAACTTGACCTTGAGACTACTGCCTGTCGTCTCGTAAATCAGACTGCATTGGAAGGACCAGCACAGCAATTGGTGAGCATACCCAATATAACCAGGGCTTTAGGTGTGCTTTCTGTGCCAATCCCACAAGAAACTTCTGCTTTAGACAAAACGAATCTCCGAGGCGTTGCTGATAATATGACAAGTTATCAGTACGAGATTGGTGGCAAACTCTGTCCCAACAGAGAAGTAAATGTGGCAAAGGCTTCACTCGCAAACCCCCTACACGGTGCTCAAGAATCGATGGAAAAAATCAAATGTCTTGAATCTTTCGGACATAGAGTCGCTAATCTCAATAGAATTCCATCATTTAGCGTTGGTCGTCAATTTTCAAGACCAGGAATGACATTTAACCTTATGAGAGCAGGAGATTTGCAACTTAAGACTCAATACGACCAGCTACAAACATCAGCAAAACTGTTTGTCCATTATCTGATGCACATTCGCTCAATAAATTGTAACAAAAACGGACTTCGAATTGCCAATTAAAAAAAAAAGTTATAAAAAAATGATTTAAAGAATATATATTTTTTTTGATGAGGTAGATTAAAAAATATATTCTATATATAAAACAAACAATGCAGAACGAATCAATTCGAAAATCGAGGGTGGTTCTACATCCGTCGAATCAACCTAGTGGCAACTCGTACCTGGCAAATAACTACAGCGTCGTCTCCTTTCAAATTGCAAAACAGTATGGATTCCTTGATACCTCTACGCTACGATTGAATGGTGAGTTTTACCTTGAAGATAATAATGGTGATTTACCGATAAATCAAAGTTGGGTGGGACCAGGAGGCGGTGCTCCGCCACCTGCTGACCCTGCTAACGGAGCAACTGTTAACAACAGCGTTGGTATTTCTTCTCTCTTCGAGGAAGTTAACTGTAGCACCTTGAACAATAGAAATATCGAAAATGTAAGAAACTACAACAGATATCTAGCAACTTGCAGACCACTTATGAATTCTTCTCTTGAACTTAACAACGGTGTCGGTCTTGAAGACCCTATGCAGACTGATAAAAGTATTCTTAATGCAAGAACAGCTAATGTGAAAGTAAAGTTTAGTGTTCCGATTGAAATCGGTCTTTTTGACAGCCCCCAAAGCCCATACCTCAACATCAGTGAAAAAGGGTTTCACGGATTGATGCTGGATATCCTTCTGTGCCGTGGTGAACAGGCTGTGCAACCTTATATATATTATCAGGGTGTAAAACCTGGTGATAAAGTCCTTATCAATGCTCAAAACTCTCCATTTTCATATAACATCAAAAATCTAACATTAAGCTACAATCTTATCAATCCTGGTGAAAAGGCGTGGAGAGAAATGCCTTCTTCAGGTGCTTTAACTTACAACACTATTTCCAGCCTTCATAGCACTCTGTTATCATCAAACCAGACAGTGAATCTCCGTTTCGGTGCATCTGCGGTGTCAAGCGTTGTCCATTCTATAATTCCATCGGTAGACGTTAATAATATTACAAAGGATTCTTTAGCAATAAAACCCCCCACCAAGGATTCAGCGGGTACACAAGTTAACGCTCAAGTAAATCAAATTCAAGTAATGAGAGCTGGTGTGCTGTATCCCTACAACTTCCCACTTGATTCTGAAGCACAGACAAACCAGGGTCTTGATAATGCATCCGTTCAAGCCAAAATTATGAAGCCTTATCTCAATAGTGTTTCTCTCTACCGCAACAGATACAATAAGTTCTGTCCTCTTACAAATATTGGATTGAATTCAAAGAACAGTCTTGCTGGTGGCACACCTGACCCTCTTTCAGACCAGAGCGACCCACACAGTGTGTTTGGACTCGGTGTTCCGCTTGGCGTTGACGCTCAAGCTACATCGTATTCAAATCGTGAATATGCACTCCAAGTCAAATCAGAACTCGACGATGTTTTAGCCAATTCATTGTTTACCTATGCTCGTGTGAAAAACGTCGCTTCTTATTCTCCCGCAGGAATCTCTGTGATTGAATAAAAAAAAGTTTTAAAAAAAATATATTTTTTTTTGTGAAGTTGTAGATTAAAAAATATATTCTATATATAAAACAAAACAATGAACAAACGAGATGATGTCCTTGGCGAAACTTCGGCTGTACCAGCCACTATGTCAGTAACTAGTACTGTTGAACACCCTGTATCATACGGAAAAGGAGGTACGAGTGCGAAATGGATATTAAGAAACGAAGGTATCCTTTCTAGAGACTCAACTCTGTCATTTCAACTACTTGTAGAAGCTGCAAATGATAAAAAGGGATTCTTGCCCATCAATTGTGGTATATGGTCGCTCCTTAAAGAGGCTAGACTCTCTGTTGGAGGCAAAAGGATTCACGATATGCACGATTTGGCTTATTTTCGTGCGATGACTGAATCTTACAATACTCCTTCCTATAGAAACAATAGAGTTCGAATATTACGAGGTATAAATAATGTGATGATTCCGACGGCTGTCGGACCCACTAATGCCAATGCAGGTACTTTTGTTCCTGCGGGTTCTCGCATTGTAAATGAAGACGAAGCAGAACAAGATTACCAAATGCAACTTCGTTCAAGCAAGGAATTGTCACCAGAATGGAGTTTACCACTTCGTGCAATCTTTCCAATACTTGAAAATATAGAGTTACCATTGTACTTAATGAAAGATGAGGTTAGCATTGAACTGGTGTTCAATACGCAAACAAATGTGGACGCTGCTGTATCAGGAACTGGTACTCTCTGCTGTTTTGAGAATTCTGCTCTCAATACACCAGTTCACGGCTTCTGCTCTCTTGTAGAAGAGTCCTGTCTTTTGTATCAGGATACAATATACTACAACAACGAAAAAGTTGAGGAATTGACAAAAGCCGTTAATGCGAAAGAAGGTTTTTTCCTTCAGTTCACCGATGTTCTTCAAAATGTATCAAGTCATCCCGCTCTTAATGCCATTACAATTCTTGGAGAAAGCACGACGCTTAACAATCCCAAAAATGACAGGGTAGCAGTGAGTGGGCATAAAATTAAGAATTTATTCTGGGGATGGTCTTGTAATTCGTGGCAACCAAGTACAAATCCTCCTACCAACCCCCCTTGGCGTTTCTACGACCAATGGTGTGGCAAATACGCTATGTCAGCTACTCGTAAAGAATCAACTTTTGATATACGGCTAAATGACAGACTGCTTCTTGCAGAACCTATGTCGTCTGAAACAGAAAAGGCTATGGAGGCTCGTAATGTATACGACAGTCCTGTTTGGCTAAACCAGTCTCTTTATGGATATAATACACAGGTTACAAAATCTGGCGTGTATGATGTAGACCCAAACGCATCACAGCTCCCAGATACAAATTACAAACTATGGGGTGGCTTCCAGGATGCAACATACCTCGCTGGAAGACAACACTTCTGTGCGATACATATGGGTAATGTAAGAGGGTCGGATAATGATGATTCTACTCTCGTTTCTAGTAAGCCAATTGAAGTTTTACATAGTGAAATCCCCGTTTCAAGTGCAAACAATTTCAATAGAACCTGCCGATACTACGCAGAATGCGTTAAACAGTTCGGAGTACAGGACGGAAAGGTTGTTTTGATGATGGGACCAGCCGTTGTAGCTAATTAAATATATGTTTTATATATATAAAATGCCACCGTTACCTGAAATCCCGACTTGTCCAAGTGTATGGATACAAATATTGAATGATGCTGTAGAAGCATACATAAAAAGCATTGAAAAATTAGAGCCTATTTCTGAATAACAAAAAAAAATATATTTTTTTTTGTTATTTAAAGTAAATGGACATCGTCCAAGCCTTTGAAGACCCTATATTTGCATCAGTTGTATTTCTATTCTTTTTTATAACTTGCATTATATGTTATCGTCTAAAAATGGAAGAGAGAGCAAACAGAAGACGAATCGTTGTATCAGAACCAAATATAGTCCCAATATCAATCCAATCAGAAAACTGATTGTGCTTGGCTTTGATGTGCTGCCGTATTTTCTGAAGGAGCAACGATTGTCGAAGCCCTACCTAATGCTCGTGTATCCTCATTCAGTTTTGGAACTGGTGGCGGTGGTTTGGGGTCTGGTTTCTTCTCGTGTTTCTGTCCTCCACCGAAAAGTTCAAATAAACCTGCAGCGATTGCTGTTGCTGCCAAAACAGCGACTGTTACCTCGGGACCGCCTACGCTACCTTCCGCTGCCGCCTCTGCGCCCCCTTCCAATATAGCGTCTGTCGTTAAACCCTCTGCCAAGTCTTCACCCGCTGCAGCTTCACCCTCTGCAGCACCACCAGGCAGTACCGTGGGATATACACCTTCAGCGAGAGCAGCTCCTGATTCATCAGCCTGTCCAGCTATTGATACATCCGCTTCGTTTGCGGCTGCTTCTGTCTGTGCAGATTCTTGTACAACTGGCTCGGCTGCGTGTTGGGCTGAACTACCAGCCTCACCCGCTGCATCATATCCAGTTTCTGGAATCTCTTCGGGAGGTGGCAAACCACCGTCATTGTCTAGCGCCGAGTCTAACCCAGCATCCTGGACTGCAAAAGTCTCAACAGGTTCTGCTACAGTTCCCCTTGCAAGAGGAACTTCAGCGGGATATGTTTCTACAGCCTCTGCTTCTAAAGACGCTGCTGGTAATTCAGAGGCAGGACTTGCGTCCGCCAATCCCATAGTTTCCAATTCAGTACCCGCTTCGGGGGCTGTAGCCAGACCGTCTTCTGCGGATGATTCTACCGCCATATTTCCCTCTCTTGCTGCACTATATTGAAGATTAGCTGCTGCATTCATCTCTATCTCGCCCCCTGGACCAAACAAATCTAAAACAGATTGTCCCAAATCATCAATTGGAGCGTCTGCTTCTGCTTCTGCTGTTTCAGGAGCTAAATTTGCACCCGTTATTTCGGTGGATTCTAGACCTTCAGCGTCTTGCGCACCAAAATCCTGTTCTGTTTCCTGTGGTATTTCTTGGTCATCTGCTCCTCTTATTTCCTTCGTTTCTACTGCCTTTCCACCTAAACGCTTCAAACCTGCTTTTGCTAAACCATAACCTGCCTTTACAGCTGGTAATCCAGCGAAGCCAATCAAGCCCTCACCGATTTGCCGAGCTGTATCGAGCTTCTTCTGATATTCTTGATATTTTTCAAATGCTTTTACATTGGCGGTTTGAGCCAAATCTTTACCCTTACGAATTGCTTCATTTCTTAATATCTCTGCATCGGCTTGAGCTCGTTGCCCCCTCTGATTTAAGCGTTCTGCTTGTTCCGAGAAGCTGTTGATGCTATTCAAAAAATTCTGTGTATTCGTCGCTGTCATTTGCTTTTATATTATAATATATATTTTCTTTTACCCGATATTTAATAAAAATTACTTAAAGTTAGATTAGCGAATTTTTTTTTATTTTTATATATTAAAAAGAGAATGTCAGACGATTTGAGTATATTGCCCCCAGATAAGGATTTATTCCTTGAAAAGAAGCCTGTTAGTCAGAAGCAAAAACTACATCTCGAAAAAGCTCGTCTCGCTGCAAAACAAACTATAGAACGGCGAAGGGCATTGGATATCGAAGCAAAGAAGAAATTGGCGGAAGAAGAGGAAAAAGAGAAGGAGAAGGAGGAAGAAGAGGAAGAAGAGGAAATTGTTGTTTCTAAACCATCTAGAAAGAAAAAAGAGGTTGTGTTAACCGAGGAAGAAGAGGAAGCTAGAAGATTCAACAAATTTATGGTAAATATGAATAAATATGAGAAACTTAAAGAAAAAAAACTTAAAGAAATTGAAGAGGCAAAAAAAATACATATGAGTTTTACTCCTGAACAGCATCAGCATATTAGAAAACTTTTAGAGCAAGAACAACTTGCTAAAAAGCAACTAAAAGCGGTAGACCCTGTTAAACCTAAACCAGAGGAGAGTGTTCAGGATACCAGAGTAAAACGAGTCTTGGGTGGTTCTGCTCAAGTTTCACGATTTGGCAGATAACATATTACCACACCAATCTGATATGGCATTATTTACAGCCTTTTTTGTCAGTTTCTGCCCATTTTTTTTAACTGTTATTGATATTTCAATACTAAATCTATCTTCATCGTCATCACCATCAGATTCTGGTTCTTTTTTTGCTCTTTTATCTCTGGCAGCTTTTCTCGCTTGGGCAACGATATCTCTTGGGTTTGTCATTTTATTATATATTTAGAAAAAAATATTCGTTAAATTAACTTATACATTTTCGTTGTGTTCGCAAATTTTTTTTCCGAACGTATAATAAAGATATGGCATCACCACTTTTCCAAAAAGAAGACTATACTTGCCAAGATTGTCTCGTTGAGAGAAATGTAGACAAAGAATATGCTCCGCATCATAAAGCAATTCTGTTAAAAGAGTGTTTATCAACCTTCTGTGGTAAAGGGGAATTACCTACATTGGATGAATTTGTATTCGAGGAAAATACAGAGGAAGAAGATGATTACACGAGATGTATATGTAGCCAATTGATTAAAAACTCATATTTTATAAAACACAAGGAGACTGGTATTCGGTTCAAAATAGGCTCTGATTGTTTTCAAAAACTATTCGGGAAGGCTCAATGTGATGAAATACACTTTTTCAAGCCTCTATGCATAAACTGTAAAAAAGAGAAAGTTTTGTCACGCCGAACCAATGCTGGGAAGTTGGGATGTTGCTCTGAAAAATGTAAAAATATATACAACAAAAAAATACATTGCCAATCTTGTGGTAATAAATTCTGGAGATTGGCAAAACATCACACTGTATGTAAGCCTTGTTTCCTGAAATCCTTTTACAGCAATGTGAGTGAGAGTTCCGCAAAATATCGCATATTTTAAGACGTAATTATATTGTTTAGTATAAAAAACAATATAATTTTTTTTTCATTCATCATAATGGAGAATTTATTATCTGCACATTTAATAAAAAAATGAAGATTCTCGAATTGTTTTCAGGAACAGGCTCTGTCGGCAAAATTTTCAAAGAGAGAAATCATACTGTTGTTTCCCTTGATTTGAAGAATGCAGATATAAACTGCAACATTTTAGATTGGGATTATAAACAGTTTAATCCTGGTGAATTTGATTATATACACGCAAGTCCGCCCTGTGACACATTTAGTCATTGTAGGAAGTGTTATTTTGGAAAACCATTAAAAGCCCACAACCCTGATTGGAACATTCCAGATTCACAAAAGATTAAGTTTAGTGAAGAGATATTTCAAGCTGACCAATTAAACATAGGAGTCCCTATACTCAATAAAACGCTAGAAATTATTAAATATCTTAAACCAAAATTCTATACAATTGAAAATCCCCAAACTGGAGATATGAAGAAATACATAGATTTGAGTTATAACGATGTGACATATTGTAAGTATGGATTCCCTTATCGTAAAATAACGAGGGTTTGGCATAATCTTGAAAAATGGAAACCAAGACCCGTCTGTAGTCTTAAATCTCTGTGTGATAACATAATCGTCATAGACAACCACACACATCATAAACAATCCTGTGCAAATAAAACAAAAACACAACAACGATTCAAAAGCAAACAATTACAAGATATCAATAGACAAACATCGGCTCGTATTGATGAGAGATATCGAATTCCTCCCGAGCTCGTCAAAGAATGGGAAAATGCTATGAAATAAAAAAGTGGATGAAAAGTGGAAAAGTGGATGAAGTGGATGAGTGGATGAATTTCGACCCTCATTTTTTTTATAAAAAGCGACGCAAGACATTTTTTGTTGTTCGTCGAAAATTTTCAAAAAAAATCTGAAATTTCATCCACTTTGTTCCACTTCTTCCACTTTCGCCCTATAAAAGGGGTTGGACAAGCGATGTTCTCTTCCACTTTTCTTCCACTTTGTTCCACTTTTTCTTCCACTTATTCAAAAAAAATAGTATATTATATAGTAATTAGACAGTGAACTGATTGATACTACCTTGATTCTTGATTGGCTTCACTTCAGGAGGCTTCCTTTCCTTTTTGGGGGCTGAAGGAGGCGGGGATTTGAGAACAACACAAGAATCTTTCGTTTCAACAGGTTGTGGTATAACGGATGCTGGTGATGTGTCCTCTTTGCTACTATCATCGTCATCAAAGCAAGACGGATTTATATTACAATT